AGAGAATAAAATGTGTGCTATTCTATATAATGGCCATCCCGACGTTCCAAAAAGTAGTCATGATCGTGTCCCTTATCCTCCTGGTCATCTGCCTGATTATTATCGGCGTGTCTCTCTATCGCCACCGCTTTAAGGAGAAGTTCCCTCCTGTCATCGGCTCGTGTCCCGACTACTGGGACGACGTCACGAAGCCCTCAAAACACGGGGAAAAGCACGGCGTGTCTTGCATGAACACCGGGTTGAACCCTCCACCGGGTTTAGCAAAGAACTCTGGGTCCATCCGATGCCCAGGGAAGGGCGGCGTCCAAGACTTCACTAGCGGCGTGTGGCGCGGGAAGTCCGGACTGTGCCACAAGGCTGCATGGGCTCGCGAGTGCGGGGTCGTGTGGGACGGCGTCACCAACTCAAGCGCCGACTGTGGCAAGCACAAGAAAAAGGACTCGTGGGACGACTGGTTTTAAGTACACCGCGTAATCCGTTTCGTATACAGGTACGAAACCGATTTGAACATAATAACTCAACTATATGTATGATGGCCATAGCTTCCGAGGAGAGGGAGGAGCGGCTTCTCGCCTTGCTTGACTGCGTCCCCGAGGAAGTCAGAGTAAAGCATATCCTGCCCCATCTCCCTCCCCAGGTTCTAGTGTGGCTCAATCGCGCCAACTATATCCGGTATCATAGTATCCTCCGACCCTTGATCCCAAGCACACGGTCTGAGCGGTTCCCTCTGGGAAAGTGGGAGACTTACGTTCGCCACATGATCCGGGAGGATTGCTCCTTCGTCGTGGAACAGCTGCTCTCGGACCACGCGCGCGTCTGGCTCAGGCACTCGGGCTACTACTACAAGACTAGGAGCTTTCAATCGTACCTCCATTTCTTATTCCAGTACAGTCTGGACGTGACCGCTGCCCGCTGCAGGAAATGTATCAACGATAAAGCGATCGACCTTATCGGGAAAAAATGGTATAAAAGAACTCGTGAAAGGTCGAGAAGATGGAGCAACTAGATTTCACTGGAATGTTGGAGCGAGAGACTCTTGCAGAGAAGATTCGAGCCACACTCGCTAACTTCCAGAAAAACAAGCACAATCTTCTCGAGAAGCGGGGGATATACGTTTACGGAAGCCCTGGAGCCGGAAAGACCAGGTTCGTCAATCAGATACTTAAGGACTGTGGATATGACGTTATCGCCTATGATGCCGGTGATATCCGGAACAAGGCCATTATCGAAACGATTACCAGCCACACCATGGCAGAGAAGAGTATTGTCAGTTTGTTCGAGCGGAAGGCACGCCCCATCGCCGTTGTCATGGACGAGATCGACGGTATGAACAATGGAGATAAAGGGGGTATTAATGAGCTCATTAAACTTATCCGGCCCAAGAAGACGAAGAAGCAAAAGCAGGAGAAGGTCACCTACTGTCCCATCATATGTATCAGTAATTACCACGTCGATAAGAAAATCAAAGAGCTTCAGAAAGTATGTGAGACATTCGAGGTCAAGACTCCCACTAACGCCCAGGTCCAGAATCTCATGCGAGCGTGTATGCCTGAGCTCGGGGTCACTCTGACTCGCAACATAGTCGATTTCCTCCAGGGGGACCTGAGGAAGCTCGACTCGATCTACCGCATATACACTAACCAATGCAGCATTCTCAAGAACGAGGTTATCCAGGATATCTTCCGGCCCAAGTCGTATAATGAAGACACAAAGGAAATCACTAGGAAACTTATCAACGAGAGGTACTCTCTCGATGAACATTTGACCGTTATGAACGAGACTGATCGCACCATCGTTGGCCTGTTGTTTCACGAAAACGTCATCGACGTTTTAGAGAAACGCCCAAAAGCACAGGCTATACCGCTCTACCTGCAACTCCTAGACAACATCTGCTTCGCCGACTACATGGACCGAATCACGTTCCAAAAGCAGATATGGCAGTTCAATGAAATGACCTCCCTCATTAAGACCTTCCGCAATAATAAAACATTTCATGATACGCTCGAGACCCCGCCCAAGTACGACCCCGCGGAAGTGCGCTTTACTAAGGTTCTGACAAAGTACAGTACCGAGTATAATAACAGCCTCTTCATTCAGAACCTCTGTCAGCAGCTCGGTCTTGATAAGAAGGACACTTTTGCCTTCTTCATGGAACTCCGGGGAGGGCTCACGGAAGAAGAAATAAGCAATCTACTTGAAACCTACGACATCTCGAAACTGGATGTTAGTCGCATCTATCGCTACCTGGACAAGTACATACACGGGAAAGGGGATTCTGAGGATAAGGAGGACACAGCCTAGCAGTCACCAACACAGCTACGTGTGCGCTGGAGAAGGGCTGGCGTCTCGTCACGAGCCTGCATCCGGGCGTAGGCGCGCTGGCGGCGTTCAGACTTCCGAGCAGCACGAGCAACCTTGGCCGCTGCCGCGATAACGGCGCGACGTCGCCGTTCGCGATACAAGAAGCGCTTGTGCTTGTTTTGTGCCCGCTTCGCGGCCGCAAGCTCCTCCTTGTGTGCGGCTCGCGCTCGAGTCTTGTTGAGCGCGATCGCCTCAGCCAGTTCCCGCTCCCAGGCGAGGCGCGCAACGGCTCGCTCTTCAGCGGCTCGAACAGCCGCACGCTCGGCCTCATTACGTGCCCGAGCCTCCTCGTACTGGCGCGCGATCTTGGCTCGGTACTCCCCCCGGATTGTCTCGAGGGCCTGGGGATCCGGCTCCGAATCGTTGGGAGAGGGAAAGAGCCAGTCAACCTGCGACTGCCAGGCCTCGACGAATGCACGATCGAATGCCTGGCGACCACCGCGATGACGCATGTACTCCTGGGGGTTGGTGTAGTAGAGATGGTTTGGTTCGCGGTTCAACGTTCCACGAAGTCCGCGACCGTCGCACGTTCCTGTTGCATCGGTCACGTGGAACAGGCGGAGGGACTCGAGACTTCCAACCCGGAAGGGGTAGGGCGCGCCGGAGACCGCGTTCACAACATACTGTTCCTGGACGTTGGAAGGATAGTAGGAGCGGCGCCACTCCCCGTCATCGGCCGAAGCGGCCGCATCGGCGTCCTCACCATGTTCGCGTTCCATCTGGGCTTCGAAGAGTGCGGCGTCGTCTGCCATGTTTATTTGCATAACCGCAGCAACCTCTAAGCCTTTCAATTTTATGAATTAATCTGCGATATAAGGTCATCCGTGTCGACTTCCCCCGACCGGGCCACCGTGGGTTTCTCGAACGCTTTGTTAAGAACCTTTCTTAGTTGGGCGATCTCGGCATCCCGTTTCTGCAGCTCGTTAGCTAGCCGGTCTATCTCGTTCTGCTGCTGGCGGAGAAGATCCACAGTCTGCTCGTGTGTCAACGTCGTCGGAGCCTCACCTGGTCTCTGGACCGTGACCCCGCCTTGCTGGTTGCGCATGGTCTCGGCATCCCTCCGCCGGCTCTCTTCCAACTCGACGATCTGTTTCAGGACATCGGGCTTCATGTCAGGCTTCCCCGGGGCGTAGTCCGCAAGCTTGGCATCTATCTCCTCCATGAAGAAGCGCCGAGACTCTAGACTCTTCACGAACATGGGAACCGTCTTCGCAGATTCTCGAACAAAGTCGGGGTGAGGGGCCTCCAGAAGCCTTCGTTTATCGAAGGTGTTGTGTTCGTGGGAGAAAACAAGAATTGTCTTCATAGGGTCAAGTTGCACAAAGGGCACTGTGTAGTTCTTCAGGAACGCCTTTTCCTCGGCTAATGCCGCTGCGTCGTCGTAAGCCGTTTGCTCCAGGAGTTCTCTCTTAAACGCGAATGTGCCGGCCGTGGCGTGGTTCGGGCCATAAGGCCCGAATTGGTACATCTTCTGGATATGCTTGAAATAGATATATATCTCACTGGACCCCGCGCACAGCGCACTGGGCGCGGCCTGGAGCTTCTTTACCGCATGGGATATCCGGCACGGTGGGTAGTAGTCGTCGTCATCCATGTAGACGATGATGTCCCCTGTAGCTTTCGTGTGCATGAAGTTCCTCTTCTTTCCTAGCGACATCTTCTCATCAAACTCGTAGTACTTCACCTGGTCGAGACCGGCGAACAACTCCTTCACCTTGTCCGTACCGTCATCGACCACGATCCACTCAACCTTATCCATTGGGTAGTCTTGGGAGAGAAAGCATGCAATTATCTGAGGTATGAACGGCCTACGATTGAACGTAGGGGTGCAGACGCTCACAGTGGGCACGCCAGCGTCCTTTCTCGCTTGGCGCGCCTTTCTCTGCAGGTTCTTCTTCGGTTTCCCCATCTTATATACGCAGGTACGCGATACCTGTTTATATAAGTAATGCTGGTTTATCTAGTTACTGGATGAGCGACGTAGTGAACTAATCTACTCGCGTGAACCACTTGTACACAGTGAAGAGTGCCAACAGCCCATACATTCCGCCCATGCCCATCCACGTCAACGGATCCATGAAGGGGAGAGTTGAAGTGAGGAACAGCCCTCCGAATATTACCATCACCCATGGAGCGTTACAGTTAAGAATGCGCATGATAGTGCGTCGACCGTCGGTGGTGAGGAGAGGCCCGATGACCACATCGAAAACGATTTTGGCCACCATGAGGCCGGCAATCAAGGGTCCTCCCCAAGTGGCCAGCCCAACCGGCACGAGGTACGACGCATACCACGCTGTCCAGTACTTCCACCGCGCCGAGCGCTTCATGTCCCACACCTCGTCGTACGGTCCCACGTAATTTGTTGTTTGCCCGACGATCGCCCTGAGGGCACAGATGATTCCCACTATTATCCACATGGCGCCTAATGCCATGCCACCCCAGAACATTAGAACTCCTGCGCTGAGCATGACCAGACATTGCCCAATCCCTCCCCCCGCTACGTACGGCCGGAGTTCTTCGAAAAACCACTTCACCCAACTTCTTCCCATGGTGAACATCTGGGCGCACAGGTATCCCAAGGCCGTCATTGGATTTGCTGTTCCCCAGCCTTGATTCAGCGCGTCGTCGACTCCCCCGGCAAATGAGTAGGGGAACGAGGGCTTCGTCGACAGATCGGGTAGTTCGTCATCGAACCTCAATGACCCCTTCGTGCAACTGTAGAAGTCGCCGTCCCCTCCTTTCTGTCCTTTGCTACCACCCTTCTGCGAAGAACCACCACCCATCCCAATGCCCGACAGTGCTTCCGTCACTGCGGTTATGATTGTCGCGAACGCTCCTGCTAGAGAAGGGAAGATACCAGGCTCCCTCGTACCGTCACTCTCGCTCGGTTTCCAACCATTGTAGGGACACTTCATCTTTCCGGTGCGAGGATCCTTGCCTGGCTTCGTGCAAATGAAGTAGGGCCATTTGTCCATCTCGTCTGGGAAGTAATAACCCAGATGCCCTTTCGGATTAGACCTCGATCCAGGAAACGGGCGAGTCGCGAAGAATATTATGTCGGCGCCCACGATAACCCATACGATGGTAGTGATAATGCTCGTGAAGAGAGAATTGGCTACCATCGACCAATCCGTCGACTGGGCCGTCAATCCGAATGAGTCCTTCCACCCACCTTTACCATTCTTCCTTGTCGTGCTCAAAGGCAAAGCCCCTGTATTCGGTAGAGTTGCCGGTGCCATTATATATACATCGCATATAATTTCGCTATCGCACTATCTGACAACGCTAAAGGGATTTGCTGCTAGGATAATATCTCTCTCTACTCTATACACGAATGAAGACGCCAAAACTATCCAGCAACATTCTCATCGTGATTCTGGTTTTAGGCGTAGTGGCCGCCCTCCTGGGACCCATGGTTTGCCAAAGTGTTGTGGAGGGATTCGACCAGAACCAAGTGGTCGACCGCGTCAGCGTTGCGGAGGCCAGAGGGGCCGTCGAGGACCCCACGCAGCATCTCGCCGACACGTCCAAGGCCGGCAAGGGATACGATCCGGAACTTGCCCAGCGGGAACTCGCTCGGGCCCGAGGAGTCTTGCCCCGAGATGACAGTAATGTGACTACGGATCCCCTAGCGCTAGACGAGGGAAGGAGGTCCGCACGCGAGCCTCCTGAGCGCTGTTTTGACGGTCCCCCGAGCGATGTTTTCGGTAATTGCAAACCCTTGTGCAAAGCTCAGTCGTTAGTGGACAGTGATGGCATGGTAAGACAACTGTCTGATATTATGGAGTGCCCAGAAAAAGACCGCAGCAATACCCACATGCTATGCCCGAGCTATGACGAATGCACCGCTGGGCCTTGGTACAAGACTCTCATCCCAAAGTCCGACCGATCCTCGCCAACGCCCGCAGATAGCGGCACGAAACCATCCGGCCCGGGCCAGGGCCCCATTGACATTCCTGGAAGAGGCCACGACGATTCGTGGTCAGGGGACTCGACCTACCCCAGCAGGTCCCATTTCCATGGAGGGACCCACCATCACCATTATCACTATGATGGTGGAGAACACCGCAGGTGGCAGCGGGAGGTGGCCCCTGCATCTCCACACCTTCCCACCTCTGTGCATGGACAACAGTCATTAGCCAGCCAAATGAGCAGCGTTTCTCCCGACGGAGGGAGCCGGTGCTCCCAGAGCGTTACCGGAGCCTTCAGCGACTGCGGACCCGCGGCGGCCAACATCCCTTGCTATGAACTCTTCAATAACTAACTCTCTTACCTTCCCCGAACACTCGCAGGGCTCCGAACACGAAACATGTATGCCACCCGCCGTGCAACACACGCATCGTGGCTCCCGCCATCACTGCATGCATCCCGCGGATCTTGACATCGCTAGCAAGTGCACGGAACACGTTCTTAGGAGGATTTGTCTGTTGCATGAGCGGGAGAAGTCGGTCGACGGGAATCGTTAGGATGGCTGAGCACACGCCCGCCATGAATGCCGCTACATTGTCGCTGCAGTACGTCCTACAGCGAGAATACATCACGGTTCTCAACATCCAGTCGCAGGAGCGCTTACCAGCGCTGATGGGAGCAGATCTTAAAGCCGCTGTCAGATCGAAACCCGCGCGACCCCCTCCCGCTTGGGCCACCCGCGTTCGCATCATTGAGAGAGGAGTTGTTAGCGCACCTTCCAAAGCCCCACCGATTCCGCTGGCCCCCACTCGTAACGCATCGTCAGGCGCCCCGGCTCTTATCAGCAAGTCCTTCCCTAAACAGGAACCGATACCATACCCGGCGCCTCTGACCCCGTACATCGCTACGCCCCAGGGGAACAGGCCAATAAGGTTCGCTCGGACGAACCCTCCGCGCGTTAGCTTCCGGTAGATACCTGCGTAGCCCTGATGGCAATCCCTCTGTTTCTCCATCTTCATGATGTCCATCAAGTTCCCCAACACAACGACCTCTGTAACAGCAGCGGCCCCGGCCTTCAGGCCTTGATCCATCGATCTCTCCATTGTATAGTACTCTGACCAGATAACTTATTCCCCTCTAGCGCGCGTACATTAGCCCAGCGCTCCCGGACGCGAACGTCAGCACGTTATAGCGCTCCTCCATTACGGTCAGATCGAAGTTGTAGTCGTATATTCGCCACGTCGGCTTATTGATACCAACTGTCGTCGTTACACCGTCTTCCTGGCCGCATATGACATAGGACTGGGCGGAAGGGTCGAGCGGAGGCTGGTAGGTCGTGAACTCGAACTCTATCTTATTGAATTTGCTCAGATTGACCGCCCCGCTCGGTTGGAAATCGAACGGGTCCGTGTGGAGACAAAAGTTGTAGCAATAGAGCCCTTCCGGAGCGCATCCGGACGTTCTGGTGTACTTCTCGACATAGGACAGTACTCCGGCCTGCAGGGTGTTCTCGCGGTACTTTCCGTCGAAGAGGAGAGCCCATGTCTCCATGATCGGCTTTACGTTCGCGGGCTCATATAGCCCTGTTATGAATATCCCTGACTTCGTCTTCCCTTTCCCGGCGACGTAGTTATTATACGGCGTCAACGACTTCCCCGGCGCGCAAGAGAATTCATACTCCGGGATGTGGAGGTAACTTGGGTTAGTAGGATCCGGGTCGATCACCTGGTATGGGATCGATCCATTATACGCCCAGTTCGTGTAGTTCGACCATTGATTGCGTAGGTAGGCATCACTCCGTTGAAAGTACCACATCCAGTTAGTGACCATACCCAGACTACTGCGCAGTTCGGCGCGGTTTGATCCCGTCACGTTGTCGAACTGATATTGGTATACCTCTCTAATGAGGTACTGCTGCGGCCGCGACGCAAACACACGCACCTCTTCGTCGCTCAAGAAACCATACGTGCTTACTAGATGTATGTCTGCGTCCCAGTCTGTGCGTGTGTCGAGGTACTCGTTCTTTTCGAGAGCGAGATCCTCTGGGCTCCCCTGATACGGCGGGGGCTGGAGAAACCGATAGAACTGGTACCAAGGGTCATTGAAATTAGGCTGGTGGTAGGCTTCGCTTGCACCCTCTTCCTCGTTTCCGACATACCTCACTACGAAGAGCTCGCAGACTGGTCGTATCTCAACGTCAATGGTGAGCTCCTGGTATTGGAGAGATACAAGCGGGAAGGCCATCTTCGCAGCCAGGGTGAACCATATATTCAAGGGTATGTACAAGTCGCGTGCTCTGATTGAGGGCTCAGGACCGTAGCGCAAATACTCCTCGACACCAGCCTGGGTGTTATCCCATGGATACACACTCGGGTAGGTATTGACGCGACCGAAAGCATTCGCTGGGTCGTTGAGCTCGGCCACGTTCCCTGTCATCTCATAGAAAAGCTTCTTCTTCACGGCATCGAAGTCCCTCTCGACCAGGTTGTACAAGTACTGCCCCGTGAACTCCTGGATTACCTGCCCCCCAACCGAGAACCTCACGCGCTTAATCATCTGGGCACCGAGATTGTCGATCCACTTGAACTCATACGGCCACCACTTCGCGTTGCCATCGGTGTCGCACTTCGGAACTATCGGGCTCCAAATTGTGGGGAGTTTGACTACCAGGTAGGTATCCATCAGCAAGTCGCCGTACCGCGGCATCTTGAACTGGAATACGGAGGGCTCCGTCATTCTCAGCGTTCTTAAGCCATCATAGTCAATTCTGAACTTCTGCAAACCGAAATTGGTGTACTTGGCATACGTACATTTGAAGAATGTCTTTGAAGGGTTGCCGTTCAGGATGATATTCTGATTACCGTAAGCCACAAGGTTCAATAGTCCCCCAGCCATCTTATATAGTACACGCGAGAATATTTAACCCGGTTCTGTGTTTATAGATATTATATAATCTGGTATTATATAAGTAATGGAGAGTGGATTGCGAAGAACCATGTCGAATATCAGTGAGGGGGCCGCAAGTGTGGCGTCGTCCGCACTATCCGCAACTACCGAAACATTGGAGGATCTCGAGGCCGCCCACATGGTAACAATGATAATATTTGGACTCTGTGTGTTCATTGTCATCGTTGCTTTCGGATGGTTGTGGAGCAAACTCACACTGGAGTCAAGAAACTGCCAAAGCATGAATGCATTGTACAAGTCTACCCCTCCTGGCTTCTCCAGCATCGACCCTGACAGTCCGGAGAACTGCAACAGCCTCCGGGACTTCTACGTCAAGACCGCATACAATTGCTGCGCAACCGGCGCATACAGGAACGACTTCGTTAGCCTCTGTGCTCTCGAGGACTGCATTCGACAAGGCGTTCGGTGCCTCGACTTCGAAATATACTCTGTCGACAACTCCCCTGTCATTTCAGTGTCCGCAGTTAACGACTTCAACGTCAAAGGGTCCTACAACAGTATCCCATTCGCCGACGCGATGAAGACTATCGAACGCCTGGCGTTCGGAGGGAACTCCAACTGCCCCAACCCGCGTGATCCCTTGATCATCTACCTGCGCATCATGAGCAATAACCGCGCTATCTATAAGGAAATGGCGGACGATCTGTATTCTAGTCTGGAGAGACGGCTTCTTGGAAAGAAGTACAGCTACGAGAACCACGGCCTCAATCTGGGGCAAGTCCCTCTCAAAGACCTCATGGAGAAGGTTATCGTGATAGCGGATAAGACCAATGCTCTTTTCGAGGACACTCCTCTGGACGAGTACGTCAACATCGCTACGAGAAGCCCCTTCATGAGAATACTACGCTATGACCAGCTCAAGAACGTTACCAGCGCCGATGAGTTGATCGGCTTCAACAAGAAGAACATGACCATGTGCCTTCCCAATTTAGGCATCACCCCGGACAACCCTTCTGCATCTCTCGCGATGTCCTACGGGTGCCAGTTCACCGCTATGGCCTACCAGAACTTCGACGGGAACCTCGAGCACTATGATTCCATGTTCGACAGCGCCGGGGCGGCCTTTATTCTGAAGCCGGCCAACCTCCGGTTCATTCCTGTCCACCAACCTAATCCTCCGCCCCAGAACGAGAAACTGTCCTACGCTACCCGCTACATCAGCACTCCGTACCAACCTCAGTTGCCCGTGTAACAACATTTATCTCAGGCTATATTATATGTCTGAAATAAAGAAGCATAAGGAACTTCGTGAGAAAGAAATCGCCATCCTACGAGAAGCGGTAGACAAGGCGGAAGAACGCGCCGGGCGTAAAGTGGCACAGTCCGAACAGGTTAGAAGAATTATCGAAATCGTCGAACGCTTCATCAGAGAGAAGAAGCTTGTTTGCTATGGAGGGACGGCGATTAACAACATCCTACCAGTCGAGGACCAGTTCTACAACCGAGACGTGGAGGTCCCTGACTATGACTTCTTCTCTGACAATGCCCTAGAGGACGCTAAGACTCTCGCTGATCGGTACGTGGCTGCCGGTTACTCAGAAGTGGAGGCCAAGGCCGGTGTACACCACGGAACCTTCAAGGTCTACGTAGACTACATTCCGGTCGCGGACGTCACCCAACTGGAGCAGGAGATATTCGATGCCATTTCCAAGGAGGCCATTCGGGTAAACGGCATCGCTTACGCTCCCCCCAACTACCTACGAATGTCCATGTACCTCGAACTGTCACGTCCGAAGGGTGACGTCAGCAGATGGGAAAAAGTCCTCAAACGTCTGATTCTCCTCAACAAACACTATCCTATCAAGAGCCCTCGCTGCCATGCTCTGAACTTTATGCGGAGTTTTGAGACGGGTACGAAGGAGGATCGACAAGAGATATACGATGTTGTGCGCGACACTCTTACGGACCAAGGAGTAGTGTTCTTCGGTGGATATGCCGCCACCCTCTACGGAAGATACATGCCGGCCGCCGAGAGAAAGGCTCTTGAGAAGAACCCAGACTTCGACGTGCTCTCCGAGGACCCGGAAACATCCGCGGTCATCCTCAAAGAAAGGCTAGAACAGGCCGGTTTCGACAACGTTGAAATAGAGACCAAGCCGGGGATAGGAGAGAACATCGCCCCGCATTACGAAGTGCTCGTCGGGGATGAGACGGTTTGTTTCATATACGAACCTCTCGCATGCCACAGCTACAACACCCTTCGTGTTGGAGACCGCATAGTCAAAGTCGCGACTATCGACACCATGCTGAGCTTCTTCCTGGCATTCTTGTATGCCGACCGACCTTACTACGACCATCATCGCATTCTCTGCATGGCCCAATATCTCTTCGCGGTCCAGGCGAAGAATAGACTGAAGCAAACCGGGCTTCTGCGCAGATTTAGCATCAGCTGCTATGGGAACCAGCCAACGCTTGAAGATGTTCGCGCCGAGAAGGCTAAGGTATACAAGGCTATGGCGGACAAGAAAGGGACCAAGGAGTACGACGAATGGTTCCTCAGATACGTTCCAGCAGAAAACCACAAGAATACGACTATGAAGAAGAAGAAGAGCACGAAGTCCTCTAGAAAGCCGGGCAAGAAGCGGCAGAAGCGGCGCAAGTCGGTAAGGAAGTCCCAGAGAAAGGAATATTGGCATTAGTATATGGAAGACAACGTCTGGACCGACTCGGACGACGCTCCCGAATCCCAGGGTGAGTACAGCATCTACTTAGAGTCCCTGGCGGACCAAATGCACGCGGACTTGGATGAGATCGAAGGGGTAATCCTGCGCATAGAGGAGAGACTGGCACGGCCCCCTCCCGAGCCTGCAAAGCCTGAACCCGAGGATAACCCTGAACCCGAGGAGAAGCCTGAACCCGAGGATAAGCCTGAACCTCCTGGGAGCCCGGCGCCTGCGCAGCCCGTCTTCCAGGGGGTTATCGTGCGAAGGCGTGTCATAAGAAACAACGGTAGGCGCGGCTGGAACATGCTCTAAGTTTGCTCATTTAACAAAGACCCAGTACTTGCGTAAAGGATATGTCAACGTAAAGAACACGCCCACGTTGATGGCGACCCGAAGTAAAGCCATTCTCTCTCTATCCTTCCAGGACCGTCTCTTTCTTCCGGTAAGGCGCTCCTCCAGATGGGCTGCCACCTTGTCCCTCGCTACAATGTAAACGAAGACTAGTTCCGCCGCCAGTGTCGTGATGATCTTGCTTACAACGAAGCGAAATGCCAGTCCCCCGGTTAACCGCACCCCCCCAATAAACACCTGCTGCTGCCCCACGAAGTCAATGAGGTTATCGACAGCCAGGCCCGCGAGATTGGCTGTCTGCGTTCCAACGACCGGATCGAGTCTATCGGCCAGATAGAGATCGAGTCCTGATGCCGACGAGCCGACCAGGGCCGACATCGCCATCTGCTTCCAGTCCTTCATTATACTAAGCCTAGGTTATAATGAAAGCGCTTTCTACCGTCGTGTCCTAGTCCGTCGCCGTGGTTTGCCGTCTTTTCTCCTACGACTCCCAGACACGGTCTTGCCGGCCGCAAAGGTAGTCCAGGGCTGGCTGGGACGGTCGACGAGGTATGGCCTTTGGTCTGCCCACTGAATGTTCCGATCGCAGAACTCCGCGGCGATGAAAGGCGTGCCGCAGGAACTGCCCCATCTCGCCACCACCCCCATTCTCTTCGCCAGAGTAGTATCCGTAACGATACCATCCATGGCGCCCCTGGGCTGATACGGGAGCGGTCTGTCTGCTTGGGACATAAACGCACGGTCATCGAGGTTGTAGTGGCTACAGCACGTGCGCGAGCACATGTTGATCTTGTTGAGGTACACATCGTAGTGATCGGCCAGTATCTCTTCTCCTATCTTGATGTCTATGTTTCCCTTGTGTTTCTCCATTAGTTGGGTTAACCGCACGCGCCTCGCCCCCTGATGCCTGCGAATGTCGTAGAACCCGGTGTTGACGCATTCCAGGCATCGAAGCCCGTCGTCGTAGGGCGCGTTGAACCCTATGAAGTAGCCGTTCTTCTTCCTCTCTACGTTCACGTGGTCCAGGCCGAGTTCGATCCGCATTATGCTATTGGTTTTCGTATCTCCTAGCAGCCAGGAATTGGCGTAGTCTCCACTATTGTTCTTCTTGAGGATATCGACGTAGTCTTCCAGCGTCTTCCCATACTGTATCGCTTGGCGTATTCGGCAGCATATAGGATCCCCCATGCGATACTTGGAAAACCCTCCTATAGTTGTTTCGGTGCATATAATGCCTCTGGAGTTGACGTAGTAGTCTGTCCCGCTCGCTATGCACCCCGGTGCCGTTTGCATCATGAAAGCGTTGCCCTGTGATGGCTTGATGCTCAGCATAACGTTGCAGTACTGGGAATCTATGAAGTTATCAAATGTGTTATGTGCGCACACAATCTTCCCATCTCGGGTGTAGTCTCCGACCGCTATGAAGGCCGTGCACCGGTCTGAACCTCCTCCCTCCGCCGCTCCGGCACCGAGTCCTGATTCTACCAGTTTTCCATATTTGGCTCTAAGATTGTCGTCTTCGCGGATTAGATCTCCGATGTGGTCCATCATGTAGCTCACTGAGTAGTAACAGTTCCAGAACAGGATGTCGCGTAGGGCTACGTCCGTCCCCCGCGACTTTGCTCCCGCGGCAATCGCCGTCATCTCTTCGTAGTACTCGGGGAAGTTGTTCTCTATCTGCGGAGCAAGCAACGTAACCACTATGTCTACGACAGTCTCGTATTCCACCCCATAGCTGTTTGGAATGAACCACCGAAGCATTCGCTGGACCTCCGCAATCTCCTTCGCGGTCAATGCACCATTGGCGAATCCGCGCTGGCTTGGAGTCCCGGACACAGAAACTCTTATCCATCCATTTTCCTCGAATCTCGAACCGTTGCTCACCTTACTCATTGAACTATAACAACATTATTATTTGCGGTTTTTCTTCCCCTTATGCTTTTTCTTTCTAAGGGGCCTCCCTAGGAGCTTGGACACCGCCTGTGTGAAGCTGATGTAGAAGGCCACGAGTATCATTCCGAAGCAAACTAGGTCGCTCCTCGTGACGGGCTGTTTGAGCCAGAACCTATTGATCAGCAATATCAGGGTAAATTGCACTATGATGAGCACAAAGGTATCCTGGGTGGGTGTAACGAGTTCGTACTTGTCGCCGAGCCAGACCGCCCCCGACATGAAAGTCCAGTTGATCCACGCGAACGGAATGACCCGTAGAAAAGCTTCGAGCATACCCATGTTCGGATATTTAAGAGTTGAGTACTGCCCCCACATTGAGAAAGCCTCGGCCGTGACGAACAGCAGAAAGTAGAGAATATATTGGACTATGCGGCTCTGCATTATATAATGAGCACACATTATATTATGTGCTGGTATAGTATAATGAAAAACAAAGCCCTCCTATTGGTGATCTGGGTTATCCTCAATGTGTACGTCATTCTCACCATGGACTTGGCGATGTTCATGCAAACAACACCAGAGATGAAAGGCGCCGGATTCCTCAAGAAGCTCGGGGTGACTGAGCTCTTCGCCACGCTTGAATGGATTGGACTCATCCCGGCTAATCGCTTGGGAAATAGGATCCTTTCGGCAGCTCAAGTATCTCTCTCGTCCTTCGTGTTCGATTTCCTAGGGCAGATTGCGTCCAACCGTTACTGGCTCAAACTGCCGACAACTCTGGACGACTATATTGGCATGGCACTCATACTCACTGCCATGGCTATCTCTACGTACAAGGTGTTCGGCTGAGGTGTGTTTCAATCACGAGGCGAATATCTCCCCCGAGTATAGATGAGCTGCTGTTTTGTCAAGAAGGATCGCGAAGATGCGTCGGCTCTGGCCGCCGGCGACGGAACCCCCCATTTGCAACTGATGGATATCCGCACATGGAGAGATAAGTGCAACGGCCTCCAGCTCTTTCTACGGAGCTTCCAACTCATGAGGGCCTTCAGCAACATGCGTGAGAATTTCCAGGAAAGACCCACGAAGAAAACGCTCGCGAAGCGCCTGCGCGTGCAGCGCGAGATAGAGGCACTCAAATGCATGCGGGCTACAGGAGGTTCTCTAGCTGGCCTACGACCTCTGAATCGAGACGAGAAGGGAATACGACTTTGAAGTCTATTACCATATTCCCAGTATGTCCGTCTCTTTGCATTCCAAGCTCCGGGACGACCTTCCTGTAGCTTGGAGTAACGATACTTCCTCTTGGGTTCTGGATCGTCAACGATCTACCGCTCACGTGGCGCAGTTCGAACGAAAACCCGCACAGTGCTTCCCGGAGAGAGATTGTGTGCTCGTAGACCAGATCTAGCCCCCGGCGGCGGAATTCCGAATCGTTAGCAACACTGAGAAAGACCTTCACGTCCCCAGAGACCCCTTCCGGAGAGCAGTGCCCCTTGCTTTCTAGTACAAGAATCTCTCCATCATCGGCCCCTCTCGGAATGGTGACGTACAACGTTTCTTTCTCCTCCCGTTGCCCGGATCTTCCTTCGGCAATCCACCGTTTGACGCTGACTGACTCGGTGCACCCTGCATACGCCTGCGAGATACTGATCTCCAGGTTCACCTCTATAGAAGGTGGTTTCATCGTCTGGGGAACGAAGGTCGGGATGGGCTCCCGTCCGTAGTGCGGCTGGGAGTGGCCTTGCGTGAAAGCATTCGCAAACGAGCTATAGGGGTGCTCGCAACAGGTATCCTCCCCAGACCGTATTCGCGATTGTATAGACAGATCGTAGCTTCTTCGCTGGTCTTCATCCCCGAGAACGGCAAACGCTTTCCCTATGCTCTGAAACCGCCCCGTTGCGTCAGGATCACCACGATTGCGGTCTGGATGCGACGTTAGCGACTGGCGTCGGTATGCCTTTTTTATCTCTTCTGACGAAGCCGATGGCGTGACGCCTAGTACGTCGTAGTATGTAGCCATTGTCGGTTAATATAGTTCCCGTACATAAACTTAAATGCCCAGGTACGAATCATGGTAAATGCACTCTCCGTTTATTCACAAGTACCAGCCACTCTATCTTAAAGATTTCGAGATGGACTCTGAGCTTGTGTCATTGATACAGACGCTTACGGAAATGGATGCGCTTAACGTCCTCTTTGTGGGTGACTCCGGCTGCGGGAAATCCTCCATAATTCAGGCGATAGTGCGAGAATACTACGGCGATGCACCTCCCGAGGACAACATACTCCACATCAATAGTCTGAAAGACCAGGGCATCTCCTACTACCGGACCGAGGTTAAGACGTTCTGTCAAACCGCTAGCTCCGTCTCCGGGAAGAAGAAGATGCTCATTCTTGACGATCTTGACATTATTAACGAGCAGAGCCAACAAGTGTTCCGCAACTGTATCGATAAATACAGCCATAATGTTCACTTTGTGGCATCGAGCTCGAACACTCAGAAGACGATTGACAGTCTCCAATCCCGTATGACCCTGGTTAGGGTCAAGGCGTTGAGTAGAGATAATCTCTCTCGAATCATGGAGAAAATCTGTCGGGCGGAAGCAATAGAGATCACCCGCGAAGCTAAGAGTTTTCTCCTCGGCGTCTCCAACAACTCCGTTCGGATACTTATCAACTATCTGGAGAAACTGAAGCTCATAGGGCGCGAAGTAACGCTGGAGCTCGCCATGGCCGTCTGCACCAACATCTCATTCCAGGAGTTCATCGACTACGTCGACGCTTGCAAGAGTGACGAGGGGCTCGTTCGAGGCGTGGAACTGCTCTACTCCCTTTTCGACAGGGGATACTCCGTCATGGACATCCTCGATACATTCTTCCTTTTCGTCAAGACCACGAGCATTCTCAACGAGGCCGAAAAGTATGCTATTATCCCTATCGTCTGTAAGTATATCACGATATTCAATGACGTACACGAAGACGAGATTGAGTTAGCTCTCTTCACTAACAACGTCAGAGCGGTTTTTTCTGATACTAGTATTTAGATGTCATCTCAACTATTCAAAGAACAGGTCCCTTACAAGCTCCTAAGCGAATTCCTTGACGAGCACTGTGAACGCGAGGGGAGGTTCCACATATTCTCAAAGGTATGTTTTCGGAAGGCGCTATACCACGGTCGCGTAAAGCCGTTCTGTGAAAACCTTTCGGAGTACTATCATCTATCGAAGAAGTACTACGTAGATCGCGATATGGACTACAGCCG